TTCTCCGGCTGCTGTGACTGTTACCGGGAGCAGCTTAGGAGCGTTGTCTAATATTGCTCCTGCTTTGTCTGCTGTGTTGCCTTCTGTGATTCCTCAAGTTCAAGTTACTGGACAAACAATCAAGCCAGAGCCCACTAACTTAACTGCTCCTGAAGTAATTGGCGCAACTATTCCTGTTGTAGCTGGCGGAACTACTCAACAAGTAGGCATTGAAGGAACTAGAGTAACAGCACCCGCTAATGAAACAGTGCCAGCAACTGTTGGCGCTATTATTCCTTCAATTACTCCAGCAATTCCTACAACTCCTCCTGCTTCTGAAACAGTAGAAGTAAAAGGTACCCGCGAACCTGCTACAACGATTCCTTCTTTAGCAGAAGTTATTATTCCGAGCATTGTTCCAGCAATTAGCACAATTCCTGCTGCAACAGAAACAGTAAAAGTTGAGGGTAAGCGGGATACGCCAATTAGCATTGACACCGGCGGTATAGCGGCTGCTTTGCCTTCGATTGCGCCTGTTTTAACGCAACCTTTACCAAAACCTGTTGAAGCCCCGGCAAAGAAAGAAGACAGTTTATTCACTCCTTCTGATATTTTGAAGTTATTGACACTGTTAAGTGGCACCGCTGCTGCTGGAGGAACAGGAACAATGCCTGTTAGAAGTATTCCTCCTTCAGACACGATGCTTGGAAGCACCACTCCGCAGTTTGGCGACGACTACTATGCTGCGGTTCAGCGCTATTACAATGCATTTATGCCTGAAACGCCTCGTAACGTAGCAGGCCCGTTACAACAATGGTACGAAAATAAATACGGAGCTTAAATGGCAACGATCATCACCAAGAACAATAGCACAGCCTCTTCTGTACCCGCCGCAGGTTCATTGCAGCAGGGCGAGTTGGCTGTCAACGTAACTGACAAGAAACTCTACACCAAAGACAGCACTGCTGCTGTTGTCAAGTTGGTGGGTTCCTTGGGTAACCAAGAAGCCAATGCTGTTGCTATTACTGGTGGTACCATTAATGGCACGGCTATTGGCGGAACTGCACCTTCTACGGGCGCATTCACAACTGTCAGCGCCTCTGGTGGCTTTACTGGTAACTTAACTGGTAACGCTTCTACGGTCACTAACGGTGTGTACACCACCGGCAGCTACGCTGATCCTGCTTGGATCACTTCATTGGCTGGTAGCAAGATCACTGGTAACATCAGCGGCAATGCTGCTAATGTGACTGGTGTTGTTGCTATTGCCAATGGCGGCACTGGCTTAACTGCCTTAGGCACTGGTGTTCAAACGGCACTTGGCCAAGCTGTTACTGGTTCTGGTGGTATTGTTCTTGCCAATAGTCCATCTTTGGTTACGCCTAACCTGGGTACGCCCAGCGCAGTCACGCTGACCAACGCCACTGGCTTGCCTGTGGCTACTGGTATCTCTGGATTAGGCACCAACGTTGCCACGGCTTTGGGTGTCAGTGTTGGCTCTGTTGGCTCTGTTGTGGTCAACGGCGGAGCGCTGGGCACTCCTTCGTCTGGCACGGTCACCAATCTGACGGGTACGGCATCGATCAACATCAACGGTACTGTTGGGGCTACGACTCCCAACACGGGATCGTTCACCACCCTGACCACTTCCTCGACGGTCACGATCAACGCAGGCACCGCCAACGGAGTGGCGTATTTGAATGCGTCAAAGGTGCTGACCACGGGGAGTGCGCTGACGTTTGATGGGACGAATTTAAGCGTTGGTGGAACAGCGCCATCTAATGCTGGATACACAAACTTGTACTTAAATAATACAAGTGGTGCTCAGTTGTTTTTGTCTGTGAATGGCTCAAACACTAGAGTTTTGTATTCCACGGCAACATCACTCAACTATTACACATCAGATGCTTCGCCGCATGTGTGGCAAATAAGTGGTGCCGAACAAGCTAGGCTGACCTCTACCGGGTTGGGTATTGGGACGAGTTCGCCCACACGCAAATTACAAGTCTACGACACAACTAGCGGGTATCAGTTCCGACTTGGATTTTCCAATTTATATTATTACGACATTGGACGTAGCAGTGTTGACGGGTATTTTGACTTTTACGGCAATCAGTCAGGCAATATCGGTTATCGTTTTGGTGGCGCAGATGGAACGCGCTTAACCATCGACTCCTCCGGCAACCTCGGTCTGGGGGTGACGCCGAGTGCTTGGGGTGCATCAAAGTTTGCGTTTCAGTTAGGCGCTAGGGCTTCTTTGTACGGCGCAAATAACCTCACGGTGCTTGGGAACAACTATTACGCTGACGCCGCTGACAACCGATATATTGCTACCGCAGCAGCCTCTGACTACTACCAATCGGCAGGCTCTCATGTATGGCGCACAGCAGCCTCCGGCACCGCAGGAAACATCATCAGTTTCACGCAGGCGATGACACTGGATGCGTCGGGTCGCTTGGGCATCGGCTTGACCAATCCATCACGGACTTTGGATGTGTATGGCTCTGGACAGTTCAAAGATGCGTCAGGTATTGCTTCGACAATTTGGTCTGAAGCGGTTACGGGTGCTGGCGGGGTTGGCACGAACTCTAATCACCCGTTTGCGTTCCTCACTAACGGCTCCGAACGCGCACGGATTACGTCGGGTGGGGATTTGTTGGTTGGGACGACGACTTCATCAGGAAAGGTTACCGTAACCAACGGAAGCGCCACTCAGTATTTGGGCGTGTGGAGAAGTGACAGGGCGACGACACAGTTCTTCCATGCGTTCAATTACAACGGAACCGAAATTGGAACCATTACAGGAAACAACACAAGCACTGCCTACAACACCACTTCGGACTATCGGCTTAAGGACAACCCGCAACCTCTGACCGGAAGTGGCTCGTTCATCGACGCGCTCAAGCCTAAGACTTGGGCATGGAAATCTGACGGCAGCAAGGGTGTCGGCTTCATCGCTCACGAAGTGCAGGAAGTCAGTCCGAGCAGCGTTGTGGGCGAAAAAGATGGCGAAAAAATGCAGGTCATGGAGTATGGCTCTGCTGAATTCATCGCCAACATCATCGCTGAGTTGCAATCCCTCCGCGCCCGTGTGGCGCAACTTGAAGCCAAGTAAGAAAGGAACTGAAATGAACATCATCATCAACCAAATGGATCGCTTGTCCGTAGACGGATTCGTGACCGTGGTTCACTGGACTGTTACCAAGACCTCTGGTGAATTCACTGCTTCTCAGTACGGCACTGAGTCATTCACGCACGATGCGGGCTCTTTTAAGCCTTTCGATCAACTGACGGAAGCTGAAGTCAAAGGCTGGCTAACGGATCGCTGGGGTGCTGAAGGAGTTGCTGCTAAGGAAGCTGCTCTGGATCAGCAACTACAAGACATGGCAAATCCTCCTGTAGTTTCTGGACTGCCTTGGAGTGCTTAATATGAAAAAGCAAGACAAAGTTGGTAAAGTCATGCGAGAGTACAAAGAAGGTACTCTCCATAGTGGCAAGAAAGGCCCTGTTGTCAAGAGCCGTAAGCAGGCTGTAGCGATTGCCTTGTCAGAGGCAGGAATGTCCAAGAAGAAGGCTAAGAAGTAACATGGATGGCGGATTCAACGAGGATTTGAAGAGAATTGAGAACAAAGTAGACAAATTAACGGACGCTGTTACTCGTCTGATCCTCGTTGAAGAGCGTCAGACTGCTCAAGGTGTTAGAATTGAAAACCTTGAGGATAAGACAGAAGGCCTTGAAAAGTCCATCTCAAAAGTGGATCGTAAGGTTGAACGCTGGGTAAACATGGGCATGGGTGCATGGGCGTTGTTAGCTACTTTGTTTGCTATCGCTGAATTTGTTGTAAGAATGAAACACTAGGACAAACACCTATTGACAGGTCTAAGGCAATCGTCTATAATGATTACTTATAAAGACACCAAGGAAAACTAATGGCAACAACTTACTTACAACTTGTTAACAATGTTCTTATTCGTCTAAGAGAACAAGAAGTGTCTTCTGTTAACGACACCACTTATAGTTCATTGATTGGTGTTCTTGTTAACGATGCTAAACGTGAAATTGAAGATGCTTATGCTTGGAATGCCTTAAATACCACGATTGTCTTACCTACGGTTGCTGGTCAAGGTGACTATACTTTAGTAGGCTCTGGTCAACGGTTTAAGGTTCATTTAATTATGAATGAAACTGAAGACGTACCCATGCAACAAGTGTCTCCTGATTGGCTTGATACGCAATACTATCTGGCTGATGTCCAAGATGCTGCTCCAATTTACTATGCGTTTGATGGTGTAAGTGGTGACGATAACATTGTTCGTGTATGGCCTCGTCCTGATGATGTCTATTCTCTTCGGTTTAATCTTAACGTACCTCAGAATGACTTATCTGCCAACGGCGACTTAGTTAAAGTTCCGCCGCATTTAGTTCAGATGTTAGCGTATGCTAATGCCGTTGCTGAACGTGGTGAAGACGGTGGACAGTCCTTCAGTGAATTGTATCAGAAGTATCGTCTTGCCTTGGCTGATGCTGTTTCTCTTGAGGCTAACCGATACGATGAGCAAGTAACCTGGGAAAGCACATAATGGTTGCAAAGTTATTAACTACTTCGATTGCTGCGCCAGGATTCATGGGTTTGAACACCCAAGACTCTATCGTTTCCCTTGAGTCTGGTTTTGCCACGGTTGCAGCCAATTGTGTGATTGACAAGTTTGGTCGTATCGGAGCACGAAAAGGATGGACTAGACAGCATACTGGTAATGTGGACTTAGGTTCTTCAAACATTCAAGCTATCGGAGAGTTAATAGCTAATGATGGAACATCGTACATCATTGCAGCAGGTAATAACAGGCTGTATAGGCTCTCAGGGACTACGCTCACTACTCTGACCTATGGTGGCGGTGGTATAGCCCCTACGATCACTGCTAGTAACTGGCAGATGGCTCCTCTGAACGGTATCCTGTACATGTATCAGTCTGGACATGATCCTCTAATATTTGATCCTGCTGTGTCAAACACGACATTCCGCAGGGTGTCGGAGAAGACTGGTTATGTTGGAACTGTAACACACAACAACTGTGCAATCAGCGCATATGGACGCACCTGGACTGCAAACAATACGTCAAGCAAGACAATCATTCAATTCTCTGATTTGCTCAGTGGTTTCGTGTTATCGACAGGTACTGCTGGAACCTTGGATATTTCAGAGATTTGGCCTGCTGGTGCAGATGAGATTGTAGGTTTAGCTGCTCATAACGGCTTCCTGATCGTCTTTGGTCGTAGACAGATTCTTATATATGCCAACGCACAAGACCCTGCAAGTCTGACGCTACAGGATGCTATCACGGGTGTTGGTTGTGTGGCTAGAGACTCTATCGTGACCACGGGCAGTGATGTAGTCTTCCTGTCTGACAGCGGTGTTAAATCCCTGATGCGGGTGATTCAAGAGAAGTCGGCACCCTTGCGTGACTTGAGTGCTAATGTCCGTGACGATCTTCTATCAGCGATTTCGATTGAAACTAACCCCGCTAACATTAAAGCAGCGCACTCCGACAAGGAAGGTTTCTACCTGTTAGTATTACCTACTGCGGGTATTCTGTACTGTCTTGACCTTCGGGTCACTTTACAAAATGGCGCTGCTAGAGCAACTACTTGGGATGGTTTGATTCCTACTGCTTTCTGCTACAAACAGAACAAAGACTTGTTGCTTGGTCGTCCCGGCTATATCGGTAAGTATGATAGCTACAAAGATGACGATGCTACGTACAACTTACGATACTATACGAACTACTTCGACTTTGGTGTGCCCACGGCACTAAAGATTATGAAGAAGGTTGGTATAACAACGATTGGCGGTGCTGGTTATCCGATTTCATTAAAGTTCGGTTACGATTACACCGACATCTACAATAGTCGAATCTTTAACTTGGCTAATGCTGCTGTGGCTGAATACAACATCGCTGAGTACAATATCGGTGAATACGGTGGATCAGCATTCGATAACCGTGTGATTAACATTGGCGGTGCCGGTAAAGTTATTCAGCTAGGCTTTGAGACTATTGTAAATGGCAAGCCTTTCTCGCTCCAGAAGATTGATGTCTTCACTAAAGTAGGTAAAACCAGATAAAAAGGGTAAATAAGTGTCTAATTACACCAAAACAACTAACTTTGCTGTCAAAGACGGTCTTGTTTCTGGCAACCCTGCGAAGATCATCAAGGGAACGGAAATCGACACCGAATACAACAACATCGCTTCTGCAATCCTGTCGAAGCCTGACGCTAACAATGGAACGCATACTGGAACAACTGTGATGGCTAATCTAACATTGTCTGGTACATTCAACGGTACT